TGATGGAACCCAAGGAACCACAGGTACTCAAGGAACCGATGGAACCCAAGGTACTGATGGAACCCAAGGAACCACAGGTACTCAAGGAACCGATGGAACTCAAGGAACCACAGGTACTCAGGGTACTGATGGAACCCAAGGTACTGATGGAACTCAAGGAACCACAGGTACTCAGGGTACTGATGGAACTCAGGGAACCGATGGAACCCAAGGTACTGATGGAACCCAAGGTACTGATGGAACCCAAGGTACTGATGGAACTCAAGGAACCACAGGTACTCAGGGTACTGATGGAACCCAAGGTACTGATGGAACTCAAGGAACCACAGGTACTCAAGGAACCGATGGAACTCAAGGAACCACAGGTACTCAAGGAACCATAGGTACTCAGGGTACTGATGGAACTCAGGGAACCGATGGAACCCAAGGTACTGATGGAACCCAAGGTACTGATGGAACCCAAGGTACAACAGGAACTCAAGGAACCGATGGAACCCAAGGTACTGATGGAACCCAAGGTACTGATGGAACTCAAGGAACCACAGGTACTCAAGGAACCGATGGAACCCAAGGTACTGATGGAACCCAAGGTACAGATGGTACTCAGGGAACTGATGGAACCCAAGGTACAGATGGTACTCAGGGAACCGATGGAACCCAAGGTACTACTGGAACTTCAGTACAAGGTACAACAGGAACTTCGGTACAAGGTACAACAGGAACTTCGGTACAAGGTACTACCGGAACTTCAGTACAAGGTACAAAAGGAACTCAAGGTACAACAGGAACTTCAGTACAAGGTACAACAGGAACTTCGGTACAAGGTACTACCGGAACTTCAGTACAAGGTACAACAGGAACTTCGGTACAAGGTACTACCGGAACTTCGGTACAAGGTACTACCGGAACTTCAGTACAAGGTACAAAAGGAACTCAAGGTACAACAGGAACTTCGGTACAAGGTACAACAGGAACTTCGGTACAAGGTACTACCGGAACTTCGGTACAAGGTACAACAGGAACTTCGGTACAAGGTACTACCGGAACCTCTGGACCAGTAGCAGGATCTGCGAATCAAATTGTTTATAAGAATAGTAGTAATACTGCTGCAGGGTCAGATTCATTTACATATAGTGGCCCTTCTTCTGGTGTTGGAACAATTGGAATAGGAACTATAATTGATATTGTTCACTATGATACTTTAAATAGTGGAACTTTAAGTTTTGAAGCATCTGCTGGTCAGTTGTTCTCTATTACTAATAACCTTTCTTCAGGAAGTATCTTCTCAGTCAATGATATTTCGGGTATTCCTTCAATTGATGTTGATGCTGGTGGCACTATTTTAGTTGGACCATATAGTACCACTGGAGATAAAGTTGGAATTGGCACTACTAATCCACAATATAAATTACATGTAAGTGGTAACACCAATATTGATGGAACTCTTACTGTCAATGGTGCTGCAATAAGTGGTGGTTCGGGCACTCAAGGTACAACAGGAACCCAAGGTACTACCGGAACTTCAGTACAAGGTACAAAAGGAACTCAGGGTACTACTGGAACTTCAGTACAAGGTACAACAGGAACTTCGGTACAAGGTACAACAGGAACTTCGGTACAAGGTACAACAGGAACTCAAGGAAATATTTCAGGTGTACGATATAACTTTAGTACTGATATCACTACTAGTGCGATACCTGCAGGTACAATTAGATTTAATTGGGGAGGTATTAGTGGTGTAAGTCAGATATATGTACACAAAGATGATGCTAATTCAACTACTCAAACAGGATGGATTACGTCTTGGGATGATTCTACAAGTTCAACTAAAGGTTATTTGACACTTAAGTCCGCATCAACTTCTGGAACTCAATATACTACAGTATTTAATGTTACTTTGGTATCATCTCTACAAGGATCCGGATCTAATCAATATTATCTTGTTAATGTTAGTAATCCATCAGGTTCTGTACCTTCTAATAGTCATCCGTTGGCATTAACATTCTCAAGAACTGGTGATGCTGGAGGAGGAGGTGGTGGTGGAGGTAGCAGTGCATTAACTACACTTGCTTTTTTAAATTCTTAATAAATATTTTTAATAGGAGAAACACTCTAGAGAATGGCTAATCCAAATATAATAAATGCAACAAGTATCTACGGAAAATCGGCTGGTCTTGGACTTGGAACTGTTGGTTCCGCAATAGTATCAAATCCAACATCTAGTGGAAAAATTATTAAAATTAATACTTTAACCGTTGCTAACGTTGATGGAACGAATGCTGCCGATCTTACAGCATATGTGAGCAAAGCTGGTACTAACTATATGCTTGCATGGACTGTATCAGTTCCTGCTGATGCAACTCTTGTTTTAATTTCAAAAGATACTTCAATATATCTTGAAGAAAATAGTGGATTATACTTATATGCAAGCAACACTTTTGATCTGCACGCATTCTGTTCTTATGAAGAAATTAGTTAATTATGGGATATTATACTAAAAATGGTGGTTTAATTGGATTTGGTAATATAAGTGAAAAAAGAGGAGTTTATGATTTAATTGCATCACAAGTTATCGGTGATGCGCTATATTCATTTACTAGTTTCACATTTACTAGTGCAGGAGTAAGTGGATATCAAGGACCAACTCTTGCTCAGTGTCAAAGTGCATATTCTGGTGCTGTATTTTTGACATCTTATTTTTCTGTAAGTGGTGGAATACAGCAATGGACTGCTCCGGAAACTGGCACATATGAAATAGAGTTGAGAGGTGGAAGTGGTGGAGGTAATACGACAGGTACTTATAATCCACGTGATCCTGGACAGGGAGCACTTATCATAACAAGAGTTAACTTGACAAAAGGAACAGTTTATAATATTGTTGTTGGACAAACACCAACTGGTGCGGTATCTAAAAATGGATCTGCCGGTGGTGGAGGAACTTGGATTTATACTGGTTCTATTGGAGGTTCTGGTTTAGTTGCTGTTGCTGGTGGTGGAGGAGGATGGGGACATGGAAATAGCACCAGCAATGGTGGTAACGGATTGGGTGGAAATAATAATTCTAATGGTGATAGTAGACGAGTTGCTGTAAATACTATTATTAATGGAAGAACTGGTAATGGTACTGGATCTACTAACGGTATTGGGTATGGTGGTGGACTTTCTACAACAGGAAGTTTTGGTGGTTCTGCTGGCGGTGCTGGTTGGTTGAGTGATGGTTCTGACCTTGCTAGTCAAGCAGACGGTGGTCATAGTTCCGGAACTCCCAATTGGCAAGGTGGTACTTCTACTGACACTACTGCTCTATATGGGGGATTTGGGGGTGGTGGAGGATCTAACGGAAATGGTGAAGGCGGCGGTGGCGGCGGCGGATATACTGGTGGTCCTGCTGGTAATGATTGGTCAGGTAGTACTTGGGGAAATGCTGGCGGAGGAGGATCTTATTGGACTGGAACACTTGTTTCTGCTACTGCAGGTGCTGATGGAGGAACTGGTGGTCATCTTAGAGCGAATGCAACAAATGGATATGCAAAAATTACTAGAGTATAGAGGTAATATAAAATGAGAAGAAATTCGGGAATAATTGGTCAAAAACAACAAATATCTTTAACTAGTGCATCTGGTGTGCATGAGATTTTTGATAATTATAATGGGGAAATAGATGGTAAATGGCCAATAGTTAAGAAAGTTACAACTATATCTAATAGTAATGGTACAACTTTTCCTGAAGGTTCTACTTCAACTTTTAGTATAACTACAGAAGGATTTAATAATGGTGATATTGTTTATTGGACTATTGCTAATGTATCTGGTACTTCTTTGTCAGCAGCTGATTTTGATCTGGGATTAAGTGGAAGTATTACTATAACTAATAATACTACTAGTGTTGCTATCAAACCGACTGCTGATGGACTTGCTGAAAATAATGTTGTTAAATTGCAAATAAGACTAGGTTCAACATCTGGTCTAGTTTTAAATGAAACTGCTAATTTGACTGTAACTGATGCCGCACTTCCTGTCGGAACTGATATTACAACATCTTTCTACGAAATAAGCAATAGATTTATTGATTCGCAATCATATATGGGAACTACTAGTGACTATAATGGTCCATATGATGTTGGTCAAGTTCAAACTGATTTTACTGGTACGGGAAGAGTTTATATTGGAGTAAAAGTAACAGCATCAACCACTTTTTATAATGATATTCCAATCGCTGGTGTTCAGGTTATATCTGGAACTACTCTTGTAGCATCTTGGATCTTTAATACTAGTACTGGAGGTAGTGGTTCTGCATGGCAGACCTATACATCACAAATTGGTGGAACTTCTACTCAAGGTTTTCCTGTGACACCCGCAACGGCATCTGGTTATACCTATACGAGTATAACAACTAGTGCCAGTATTAGTAGATTTAGTTGGGCAACATCCACTGGTTCAAGTTACACAGGTGCTGCAGATGGTATTAGTAGTACATATAAATTTTCTATAAATGGTGGATCTAATACTCTCGCACCTGTAGGTAATGGAACAATTTTACAATCATCTTCCACTTATTATGCATATCGTGAGACAAGTGGGTCTACACGATATTCTGGAACTGTTATGAGGAGTCCTACATACACTTTTAGTGGTGGAGAATATATAAGAGTTATTCATGCTCTTACGGGTCCTACCAGTATGAGTTCAACAATGAATGGAACTGATAGTTTATATGTTGCTGTTTATTAAGGAGATTTAAAATGCTTTATTCATACAAAGAACAATATCCAGGACCATTACCAGAAAGAATTCGTCTTTCTGATGGTAGCACGAGAACAGATTCTTCTACATTTACTGAAGAAGAACTCACTGATGCGGGGTATGTTGCTGCAGGAGATTCGCCACCTTTTGATGGTGATACTCAAAAGGTAGTTTGGAATGGTGTTGCATGGGAAGTTGTTTCATTAACCGCAGAAGAAATTAATTCTAGAACGGCAGAACTCTGGACAGAAGTTAGAGAAACTAGGGATTTAAAGATTAATGAAGTTGAATGGAGAGTTATGAGAAATTTGAGTGAAACTAGACTGGGTATTACTACTACAACTGATAGTATTTCTGATTTAGACACATACATTCAGGCACTCAGGGATATTACATCTTCCACAACAAATCCATTAGAAGTTGTTTGGCCAACACTTGAAGAATTGAATTCTGGTGGAGATAGTTCAACTTCATGATATTATATGATATAATATTTGGATAATATAGAGTGATCTAAATAAGTCACTATGGTTCTTACAGAAGATATGAATTTTACAATCTATTCAAAAGAAGACTGTCCATATTGTCATAAAGTTAAGACTGTTTTAGAGTTGACAGGCAGTAAATTTGTGGTGTATACTCTTGGAGAGGACTTTACCAAAGAGCAGTTTTATGCCGAATTTGGTGAAGGATCTACCTTTCCACAGGTACTTTGTGATGAGAAAAAACTAGGAGGCGCAGTTGATACAATCAAGTTTCTCAGAGAACAACAAGTCGTCGGATCCTGACATAAATAAAAATAACCACAGTAATCGTGGTGTTGAATTCATTCTTAATGGAGGAAAAAGAAAGCAGACACACCCATTCCACATCATCTTTGAGAAGATGGTTTGCTTTCTAAATCGGGAAGTAAACATCTACTTTGAGTTTTCCTTTAGCACAAGGAAGAGAAATTTAGTTTCCCGGAGAAAGAAAAATGTTAGCAGTTAGTTTAGTTTTTGGTTCGTTTTTGACTATTTTGTTTCTCATAATGGGAGTGGTGATTGGATGGACTGCACGAGAATATATGATGAATTATCGGGAAGTGCCAAGACCTCATCCTGAAATGTTTGACAACCAAGGGAATTTAATACCTGATGAAGTAATTGCATTTAATTTTGAAAACTATCATGACAACAGCACAGAAGAAGACGACTACGACGAGTCTTGAATTACCAAAAAATCCTTTTGTATTTGAAATTTTAGATTTAGTATCGAAGCAAAGATCCAAAGCAAAAAAAGTTGAAGTTCTCAAAAAATATGATGATCCTTCATTGAAAGCAGTGCTTATTTGGAATTTTGATGATAGTATTATTACACTGCTACCAGAGGGTGAAGTGCCTTATTCTGGATATGAAGAGCAATCAAAAAATAAAGGATCTTTGACTACTAAAATTACAGAAGAAGTCCGTAAGATGCACACTACAGGATCTTTTTCTCTGGGTGCAAGTGATAGACAAGGACATACTACTATCCGTAGAGAATTTAAACACTTTTATCAATTTATTAAAGGTGGTAACGATGGTCTTAATAATATTCGTCGTGAAACCATGTTTATTAATATTCTCGAAGGACTTCATCCACTTGAAGCAGAGATTCTTTGTTTGGTAAAAGATAAAAAACTCTCTGATAAGTATAAGATCACCAAAGAAATTGTTGCTGAAGCATATCCTGATATTAAATGGGGAGGTCGTTCGTAATGGCAAATAAACTGGCAGATCCGCCAAAGAAAAAAGAAAAAACTATGGAACAACCTAGCATCAAACCATTAGGTCCAAAGTATGGATGTGAGGTTTTGCAAGAAAAGACAACACGCCAGTTAGCAAACGATAAGACTCTCCCAAATGATGCGTATTTGATTACTTATGTTGTTGATGGAGAAACTTACATGGATTTGACTCGTTGTAAGAGTCAGGTAAGTTTGTTTGATATGTACTATGATACTTATGGTGCATTATCAGTGCAAAACATTGAGTATGGATACGGTACAGTCAATCCAAAACTCTGGGGCAATAAGGCACCCGAAACCAAAAAGCGAAAGTGATTCCCAAAATCGGCGGAAAAAAATCCCGGTAAAAATTTTCTCTCTAAGGTTTTTTAAAATTGTAATACAAAAAGTTGTATCAAACCGAACTTTTTGTAGTGGTTAATACAACCACTTGACTATATAGAATATCGGGTCTATAATAGACCTGTCGTTCATCGGGGAAACCCGACGCAAGTAAG